AAACCAGCTTGTCCCAAATAAGTTGAAAGTGAAATTGCTCCTCTATCACGAAGAGTGGAAGCATCAACGACCTTATCGCTTCTTGAAAGTGGAAGAACATTATCCCATTCAAATTCTACTTCTCTAACAACTGGGCTTCCATCAGATCCTTCACCCGTCATATCATCAGTCTCATGCTCAGTCATTACTGGTAAAAGCTCTGGGAAATAATCTATGAAATATTGCTGAATCATTTTGACTAGATCTTCTATGACAACTTCCCATTGAACACGCAAGTCTGTAACGAGATCAATGAATGGCTGGTATGCTGTTGCTCCAACTCTTCCGGTATAAGGGAGTGTTCCAGCAGCCAAAGCAATCTTTGGAATACCAAGATTAAACATATGGTCTAGCATTCGGTTAAGATATTCGCTTGATGGGAATGGGGTTATTGTCATTGGCAATGGTTTGAAATCCGCACCTTCTCCTTCAATAAAAATGACTTGACCGCTTCCAACTTTTATTGAGTCTGCATCAAAGTCAGGCATATTAACAACAACGAATTTCATGTGGGAACCAATGCGAATTAAGTCTCCTTCTTCACCGCTTCGGTCATTAAGTTCAACCTGAGCATCAATCAAATCATCTATAAAAGAAACTGACCAGGGTTTTCCGGGAGAAGAGAATGAATGTCCAATAAATTCAGGAATCTTTTTATAATCCGTAACAATGAGCTGTCTCATTTCCCGGTTTATAAATATCATGTTTACAACTTTGACTTTCCCTTTAATAACTTCGTAGCTCCAGACATTTATAACTTCAGCCTTTGGTAATTTATTTCCCCCTGTTGGAACCGAAGACCAAGAAGATCCCGTATTTGCAAATAAACCATATTGATCAGTAGAATGATTGCCACTATCTTGGCTATTCTTATCTGCTTCGGTTGGACTAAAAGCCGGAACATCAACTCCAAACTCTCTTTTGATCTTAGGAAGTGTCCACATATCCGCAAATGCTGTAAAAGAAAATGAGGTTCCTGCAGCGTCGTCCCATGCAACAATTAATTTAAGAAGATCTTCAACTGGTGTAATCTCAATATGTTTTCCAGATTCATCATCATCTTGCACCGTACAGGTTATAGCAAAATCCCCATCTCTTATTTGGTTTAATGCTGCCCGTTTAAAAATAACACTATAAAATTTATTATCTTTGAGAACTTTGTTAATTGCTTTCTCAACAGCCTCTGCTCGTGCTGTTTCAATCTCATCTGATTCATCATTAGGTTTTATTTTTATCCTGAAAGGAGTATTAGTTAAAGACTGATGAAGCTTTGTGGAAAACTTGTGGATATAATTTAAAACAACAAGAATATGCCCTTCTTGTGCCTTACTTCTTTCACCCTGAACATTCGTCCATTTGTGATGTCTGCCTTCAAAGAAATCTTGACGTTTATTTATAATAACCGCACGAGAAGAAATCTCATCTTTAAAAGTTTCAAAATTGCCCTTGAATCTTTCCTCAATGGCATCTTGAGCTTCCTTATTAAAGTTTTCTTTATCTATGATGAAGGTACCTTTTTTAACAGCCATTATGTTTAGTATCTATCAATAATTCTCACGTGTCAAGAATTTATCTAAGTGTTCCTGCAGCGTAGTTAAAATCAACTGCTTTTGTATGAACAACTTTTGGTGCTCTAGCCTCAATGAAATGAACTGCCATTCCAAAGCTACTGAACTGATCCTGCTTTAACTTTACATCATTTTTACTTGCAACTTCAATCTGTCTTCTCAATTCTTTCATGGCTGAAGATGCTTTAATTCCACCCCATTCTGGATTCTTGTCAATCCGCTCTCCTTTTTCGTTTATAGCAAACTCACGCCCTCTTCCAAGAACTTCTTTTATTTTTCCAAACATCTCTGCTTTTATTTCAGCATAACTTCTTCCTCTAGGTGGGAATGGGTACCCGTTTAAATGCTTGAAAGCTTCCTCGGCGTTCTTGCCTCCCAAACTCCCGGCATCATACAAAAACTTACTCCTCATAGGAGAAACTCTTTTGAATTTCATAAATTGCTCTGAGATAACCTGGTATTGGATTGAAAGAGGCAAAGTATCTCCACGCCATGCCTTGTGAAAAACTACCTTGTGCGGAGCATAAGTTATAATCCCGTCAATATTTGATTTTACAATGTTGTAGCGAATACACGTTACGCTCGTTTCATCTTTTGAAGCAGCCAGGTCTGTTGCGAAAATATAATAACCGCCTGATTGTGGAGCTTCAGAGAAACCGCTATCGGCATCATAAGGAATATCAGCTCTAAACATTTGTGAAGCTTCTTCCCAAGAATACAGGTGATCCGAGTAATCAACGTATTGTCCGTAAATAATCTGCTTTCTCATTTCGGGATCAGCGATTGCTTCAATTTGTCGTATATCATCAGCGTCCATAAATTCATTTGCATAAACTGAAGCCATATCCCGATTCGTATTTGCAGATAAAACAAAGTAGTTTGAAGTCTTTGGATTCGCAAGCATATCTCGTTCAGCTATAGCTTTGACTTCTTCATAATCAATTCCTTTTGGCTGACTCGTTCCTACTAAATGGATCGGAGCATTGAAGAAAAAGGTACGAGGTAAAAGCGTGCCGTTTAGAAAAAGCTGTAATTCACCTATGTCTCCAGTTTCATCAACGGAAATAAACGCAAGTCGTAGTCTCTTGAAGGCTTCTCCAAATCCATCATACGACCTTATAAGGGTTTCAGAGTTATTGAACCACTTGATCTTCGGAGGCTTAGGCATATCCCAGATGTCTTTGATCGCCCACCCAGAAAGAAGACTTTTGTTTAATGTTCCATCAGGAAGTAGGTACCGTCCTTCGGTAATATCAATAGCAGCTTCCATAACTCCCTTTGCAACTTCGTAGGTCTTTCCGGCATTCAAAGTCGGATACCTCATACTTCTCCACGTTGCATAATCAACATTAAACTTATCCAGTCCCGGTTTACAAACTGCTTGGAAGATATGGCAAACTGCTTCAGCTGTGGTTTTCCCCCATTGGTTTGCAGGAGAGAGGATATTAATTTTCTTCCAGGCATTTAGTAACCAATACCTTTGACCGGCATGAAGAGGTACTCCCAAGATGTCTCTTGCAAATACCGCTATATTCCGTTCTCTAAGTGCTCTCTGTAAGACGTAAGGATTCATTGTTCTCAAGGTCAATCAGCTCTCCTTCCGAAACCTCAGTCTCCATAAAGTTCTCTCCGCATTTGGGACAGATTGGAGGAGGTAGTTTTCCAGCAAACATTTTCTCAAGCAATTCATTTCCCCACTTTTCTTTATTCTTTGCCTCTGTTTCTTTTATTTTCAAAAGCTGAGTACGGAAGAAGTCAAGGAACCTAAAATCGTCCGGATTTTTAAGCATCTTCTCAAACACACGAACTGCTATGAGGTTAGACATTTCAGTAATCCCTACAGTCCCTTTACCCAGGCGATCAAGTAATTCCAGTTCGTCTTTGCTCAATTTCTTTTCTACTTTCTCATTTTGTTTTCCAGGCTTCTCCCACCGTCTCCCCGGAGTAGTCATTTCTTTGATCTCCGCATTCTGCGAATTTACATACTTCTTCAGCCGGGTATAAAGCCCAATATAGGACATTCCGATCTGCTGGTGATATTTCTTCGTGGCTTCCGTAGCACCAATCTCTAAAGCTTCTTTAAAGATTTGCATCTTGAGGTTCTGATCTACCAGATCTAGTTTTGGAGTGAACATAACATAATTAAATCAGAATGGAACTGAAATAACAAGTACTGTACTGGAAGATATTGCTCTGAATTATTCTCTCTGAGGTATGTGGGTGTATTAACCCATATTGATCCATACAATTTACAATATTGGTGGTACTAGTACCCCTCTGTTCAATATTTGGTATCCGGTATAATACTATCCTGTCCTGATCTATTCTATTCCTTACAGTTTAGTATAGTACAGAACAGTATAGAACTATTAGTACTATTAGTACTATTCTATTCTGTACTATATGAGAACTATACTAGAATAATACAGTACTATATTATTCAGTACTATTAATACAGTACTATCCTATAAGTATAGAATAGTTTAGAATAGGTTAGAACTATAAGGACTTAACCTGTTTAGGACTATTCTATTCTGTCCTGATCCTATACTGTACTGTAATATTCTATTCTAGTACTATTCTATTCTAGTACTGTACTATATGTTATATCCGGCTGCGGAAGTGTATATCGTATATACAATATGTATAGAGGGGTGAAGTGCTTCTTATATAGAGTGTATAACCGGTGCTTATGTTTTAGTACTTGACAAGTATATACAACTATGGTATAGTTAGAACTGAAAGCAAGAAGTGATCCAAGAAACTAACAGAGCGGAATTGATATTTCCCTCTAAGATAACAACAAGATCCCAACAATACTTTCACTAGGCAGATAAGACTAGCCGGGACGAAGGATCAAACCAGATCCCGGCAGTCAAAAAGAAAGCGAGGTGAAACAATTATGAAGTACATAGCAACACAAGACCTATTGAATCAAGATGTGCTCACGTACCAGGAGATCTTGAATATCAAAAAGAGATTCGGGGGGTATAGCAAGAGTTCGGATCCTACAACGTACGAGAACGCAGAGTTTAAAGATGAATATGCAATTACACCGGAGCACACAGCGAAGGGGCTTGAATATCTTTTTAGAGTAGCCTTCAAACCTTCTAAACTTGAAGAGGCGAAAGCATTCTATAAGGAAGCCGGAGAAATATTAGACAATAGCTTGAGATCAAATTGTCCTTTGGGAAACAGAGAACTGTTTGTATTGTTAGGCTTTGATCATTTTACTTTCACCGGATTCTATGATGCAAGCAATATGTATCAAAGAGAAGCCGGAATCAGAGCATTGTATCCACTTTGGAAAACATACGACAAAGACGGGGACAGCTTTGAGTATTACCTTGAAGGCGGAGAAATGAATATAATCGGATAGCCTTTGACTCCCGGATCAAGCAGTATTGATCCCGGAGATGAGATGCGAGGCAAGCGGAAGAGGCGGAGGGATTGAGATCAACGCCGGGGAACTATTTCCGGATATTGAAGACGCAAGAATAGCAGCATACCAGAATTATTTAGGCGGCGGACTTCTTGGATCTATCCAGGCAAACGCAAACTTTACACCGGAAGAGAAGGACAAAACAAAATTCCTGGAACTTGCGGAAGCATTGAAAAAATACTTTCACAATTTAACAAACCATGAAGGGGACGAATGGGAGGAGGCAACCTTTGAAGAGAACCAGAATAGACCAGTATCAGCCTATTAGCTTTTGACTATGCTTCGGAAGATCCGGGGCATAGATGAGAAACTAAAAGTCTCAAGAGGGAGGTGAATTACATTGACAGAAATTGAAGAAAAAATAATAGAACAAATGGTAAGTAAAGATCTAGTTTTAGAATGCGAACTTGCAGGAGTTGACTTTCTAGGACTTGACAAGAAGACACGATCAGCAATGATCCGGGTGTTCCAGTTGGGAATCGGGTACATGGAAAAGATCCGGAAGGAACAGAAGGCAAAAGAACCGGAGTTTGTAGGATTTTAGCCTTTGCTAGAGTGTTTGACAAAAGGCTCAAGCACTCTATGGAGAGACTAAAATTATGAATAGTACAGAATATTATAGACGATACAGATCCAGGAAAGAAGGCAAGCCGGAATATACAATTGACGACATGATCAAATGCTTGATTTGTGAAAAGTACTTTGTATTTGTAGGAAACCACGTCCGGATCAAACATAAAATAACCATGCTTGATTATAAAGCAAAATTCGGACTTGATACCAAGAGAGGCAGGACAAAAGGGAAATTCAGGGAGTTAAAAAATAAGACAAACAAGGGGATCAAGAATTTAGTAGCCGGGGCACCATATAGATTTAAACCCGGAGACAAGAGAGCCGGGAAATATACACGAAGTAAAGAGACACAAGACAGACTAGCCAAAAGGGGGTGAATTGAATGCGAACATATTTAATTACAATTAAAAGCCATGCAGAAGCTCCGGATTTTGAAACCGGTATTGAAGCTCCAAACAGATTGGAAGCTATAGAGAAATTCTATGATATGCTTCACGGAGAATTTGATCGGGATTTTATAAACAGAAACATTGAAGAGCAACAAGTATTGACAGCGAGTGTATAGTATGGTATAATAGATTATGAATTGTCCAGATTGTGATACCGAATTAGAAAAAGTTGAAGGAGAGACAGAACCGGCAAGACAAGAAGCCGGGGAAATAATTGACAGCAAATTTGGCGAATGGTTAGAGTGTCCGAAATGCGGATACCAAACAGACATTGAAGTATGAGAAATATTTTAACTGACACAATTATCTATATGTTTTTAGCAGCAATAATTTTATTAATAGTAACTGGAGTAATGCACGTATGATAAAACCAAAATTTGGTACAAGATTTTTCAAGAGGGGTGAACCAAAATTAGAAGCTCCCTTCAGAGAACAACACCCGAAGGCATGGAAGTACGCCCGGATCTTTTTGGGAACGACAATCGGAACCGCAGTAATCATTAATGTTTTAATAGTTTACCTATTTTTTACAACCGTACATCTGAAATGGCAAAACCCGTTTAGAAGTCCGGTTATTATAGAAAGGAATAAATGAAACATTTATTAACAACAAAACGAGTTCCAGTAGGAAAAACAATAGACAGCATAGTTAAAAATGCCATAACTGGTGTTGATTATTCTAGTACAGCTAAAGCCAATGTATCATCTTCGGATACTCTAACAGTCGCAGATATAAGACGAGCTGTAAAAACCATAAAACAATCCGAGATAAGATGGAATAAATGGGCAAACAAAATGACTGCTTCTAAATCTTGGCAGAAATTAAATAAAGAACTCCACGCTTTAGTTGTATGGTTAGATGAGCAGGGCAGAATAGATAATGATTTATTAAAGGCTTACGATTGTCTGTATGCAATACAGCCTAACACTTACCACGCAGTCCACGCTAAAACTAAAGATAGAGTTGAAGAGTTGTTAAAAGAACATAAGAAATGGTTAGGAGGATCTACGAAATGAGAACAGGATTTATCAATGTATCAAATGGAAGAAAATACAAGCGTAAAGGGAAAACTAGGCATCATCTTGTCTCGTGTACTTATTGTAATTTTAGAAAATTCAAATTATTAAATGTCCATTTCAAGATGTATCACCCTGGAGTCATGGAACAATTCAATAAAGATATGACAAAAATATTAATGAAAGGACAAATCGGAACAATAAATGGAATCCGAATTATAAAAACATGAATTGGCAATTTGCAAACATCTGGAACGAAAGCCTAGAACAAGGACGACCTGAACGAGAACTCAAAGTCCGAAACAATATGTGGGCTGGCGAAATTGGCGGATCATACATTGATCGTTACCTCAAGATGAAGGCTGTGCCTCCAACGAATCCTCCGAATCCAAGATCCATGCGTAAGTTTGAGGCTGGTAACATGATTGAGTGGATCGTAGAGCTGGTACTTAGGCGAGCAGGTATCCTAATTGATAGTCAAGAATGGTTAAGCTACCAGTATCCAGGCTTGCTTGAAGTAACGGGCAGACTTGACTTCCTCGCAGGTGGTACGCCGGATTGGGAGAAGGCAAGGGGTGAAGTACACGCATTGCAACTACCGGAATTTTTCAACAGAGGTACCGGGGCAATCATTCAACACTTCCAAACCAAGTATCCAAATGGGCTGGACAAGATAGTTATTGAAGTAAAGAGCTGTTCTTCATTCATGTTTGAGAGATATGAGAAGGTCGGAGCCAACGACAATCATGTGCTGCAGATCTTCCACTATTTGAAAGCAAAGAATCTTTCGGAAGGACATATCGTATATGTTTCCAAAGACGACTTGAGAATGCTTGAATTTGCAGTCCATAACCCAAGTCCGGTTGAAGCATTCTACAAAGCAGACATTGAGAAAATGACTGGCTATATCAATAGGAATGAACAGCCACCGCTTGAGAAAGACTTGACATTCAACGAAGAGATAGGAAGATTTTCAGCAAACTACAAAGTCGGATACTCCAACTACTTGACAAAGCTCTATGGGTACAAGGATCAATTTGAGTTTGACATACGATACAGAGGCAAGGTCGCTTCCTGGAATCGGGTATTTGGACGCTGTGTCAAGGGAGACAACATGACAAAGTTAAATCTTGAAGTCATTGAAGAAATCAAAAAGATGTTCCCGGATCTTGATGAGAAAATTGCATATGTTAAATCCAAAGGGCTACCGGTTGAAGAGGAAGAGCAAGGGGTGAGTGCATGAATATCTCTTGGTGTACTAATTTAATATGAAATATAAAATAAATATAACTGATAAAAATGATAATCCAGTTTATGTAGGAGATGTTTTTGAGGCACGAATGATTGAGCCTTCTTTTGAAATACCCACAAGAGTTAAGGTAGTCAAAGACATTTCTCCTGAAAATTTAGAATGTGATAGAGATTTTGATGTTGAAGATGAAAAAGGTAATCGTATATGGAATGCTTATATGATAATAAAAAATGGTGTACTAATTTAATGAAGATTGTATGAAAGATTTTATTATAAATCCAACAGACGTAGAATATGACAAACATTTATTAAAGGCTTATTTTATTAAATGTTATTGTCAAAACTGTATGGAAGATATGACCATTATGATGAAAAAAGGAGTTAAAAGACCAGAAGAAGTAATTTGTCCTGAATGTGAAGTAATGACAAAAATTTAACCTATCTTGGTGTATGAGGGGGGAGAAATAATATGGAAATTTGTAAAAATTGCAATCAAGAGTTAAATAGACCAATAGAAAATGTGGAGGAGCAACTAGAAATGGCAACTGCTATGGAGTTGGGGAAAAGTATTTATTATGCAATTTTAGATAGAAAATTTTGGTCAATAGATTTATGCAATTTCTGTTATACCCTTCTTAAAAATTATAGATATTATTCTAAGCCTCACAAAATACTAACAGAACAGGAAAAATCAGAAGCAATAATGCGAATAAATAATCTCTTGACCCAGAAATAACACAATAACATGAAAAACGAAGAAATACTTAAAAAAGCAATAGAAAAGGCAGTAAAGAATGGGTATTTTATCCCGCAAACCGATAAAATGTTAGTTGGTCAATTTTCCCGAATTTATGGGAAAAAGACTGTTCAAGGCTGGTATTTTGCTTCCATTATTTATTCTCACGACTTTGCTAAAGCATTTTGGGGAGAAGAAAAACTTTGTGGTATCTGTTTGCAACCATTTGATTGTGGATATGACCATGAAGAAAATTTTGAGAGTGGAGAGAAAAATTATTTTATACAATGGCAATACCACCTTAAAGAAATGGTTATATCAGAAAACCCTATTAAATATCTTGAACAATTTATATGATACCTATACTGTTAATGATACCGTTTGTTTGGTGGTTAGTTTTGTGTTTGTTGGCTGCGTGGCTTTATGGTGCAGATAAGACAAAAATAGAAGAGCATTTTAGAATTTTATTAACAATATCACTTTTTATAGTTCTATTCCTTCTAGGCTTAATACTATTATTTATATGAAAAGAGAAATAAAATTTAGAGCATTGATTGGTAAAGAATTTGTTTATATTGATTTCGCCTCTTTTGGTAATGCAGGTGCTGAATTGTTAAGAGATTATTCTCCGAAACTTGAATGGCAACAATTCACAGGTCTTAAAGATAAAAATGGAAAAGAGATATACGAGGGAGATATTGTTGAGTGCGATTTTAGATGGATTATTGGGATTGGCTGGACTGATGATGAAGAATATGGATTTTATCAACAAAGAACATGGGGTAAAAAAGAAAAAATATTAATTAGAAGAGTAGATTTTATTGACGAAAGATATGAAGTCATAGGCAACATATACGAAGACGAACTCTTAACTAAGGGGGTAAAAGTATGAAAGACTACAAAAACCTTACAGATAAAGAAAAGACAAAACTTGTTAAAAAAATAGTTCATGGTGCAAATAAGGAGCAAGCAAGAGTAATGGCAGAAGCACACACTACTACAAAAGAGAAGTGTTTTAATTGTGGAGATTTAAAGGAAAAACATAAGACTAATCCAGTAGTTTTTTGTGATGTAGAAGATTGTGGATGTGAAGGATTCCTCCCTCAAGTAGCAGAGAAACAAGAGTGCGAGCATGAGTGCCATAATAAGACAGGTTTTGCCTACAACTATCTTGGAAGCTACTGTTCTCATTGTAAGCCTCAAGTAGCAGGAGATTGGTCTGAGGAGTTTGCAAAGTATCTTAAAAACGATTTTTATACTGGCTATTGTAAGAATATTATTAAGCTTTACGATTCATATTATAAACACGAGAAGCCTGATTCTTATGGGGGAAACGTACCCTGGGAAGCAGCCAATGATTTTATAGACAATATGAGAAAAGCTATTTTAGATAAGTTTTCCAAAACTCTCCTCCAACAACAACAGAGGATAATTGAGGAGATAGAAAGTAAGTTGCCTCCTGTTAAATCAATAAATCCTACGCAATGGAGTGAACTAGATGAGAGAGAAAAGGGAAAAATGGAGGCATATAATACTATGCACCTCTTTCTCAAGCAAGGAAAGGAAGGTGAAAAATGAAAAAGTTTTTACATGATAAATTACATTGGGGTTTTCCAAAAGAGAAAATAGGCGGAGATAATTTTCAACCCAACTATTCTTGTCAATTTTGCCCAAGAGAAGTAATTCAAGATAGTGGTGGTAGTTGGTTTCATTTAACAGATAAGTAAATTGTATTGTTGAGGGAACTTTGATAATTAGAAGCAGTAGTGGCGGAATAGGTAGACGCACAAGAAAGGCGTGTCTATGCGTAAAATTATAGATATGCAAGGTGACCTGTGTGGGGGACACTTTCGTAAGAAAGCAGAAACTCAGCAAATCCTTGCCTACTGCTTTTTGTTCTCAATGAGGGAGATAGAAATATGACAAATAGAGTTAGAGAAAGATTGTACAAAAAATACCCAAATATAGAAACTGCTTTAGTTGATTGGCATAAAGGTTTATGGGAATTAGTTTTAGAATCAAGGTTAAGTCCCCACCCGACAGCACAAGAAAAAGAATGGGATAAATGGAACAGAAAAAACAAAGAGTTATTGACAGAATATGACGATATGTTAACTTATTTCTTAACTTATATGAATCCAATTTGGACACCTATTTTAAAGAAAGTTTTGAACCCCAAACAATAAAAGAAAGATATGGAAGATGAAGAAGATTTTTGTTTTTAAGATATGAGCAAACAACAACGTGAACGATTCACTAAGGCTGAAGCATTAAATTATTACTTCGGAGGTATAGTCGGACTGAATGGACAAGGACTACCCTTTACTTGCAAATGCGGAGAGAGGGCAACAGAACTTTTTATTGAAGGTGAGAAGAGGAAGAAACCGATCATGAGTGTCCCGGATATTTTTATACATATTAAGAAAACACACAGGGCAATACTAAGAGAAGTATTGACAAACACCGACAACAATGGTATAATACAGTAATGGATAATCAAACACAACCAGAATTTATTACAGTTGAGGAAGCTGCGGCGATCCTTAGAGTTAACCCACGCCACATCAAGCGAATGATTGAGGGTGGGAAACTTAGAGCACGCAATATCAATGCCTCCGGAACCCGGAAGTATTGGAGAGTTCTCAAAGAAGACGTAACCAAAGTAGAAATTTAAAAACAATTGCATGGACAAGAATAAGATTGCCGAATTATTAAATCTCGTGACCACTCTTGAAACTAAAATGATTACATTGTTTAAGACAATCCCAATAGATCTAACTCAGACGCTTAATGAAATACGTAAGTACATTAAGCAGAAAGGGGGTGAATAATAATGGGTGCATTAGCCGATATAGCAAAAGCCAAAACTCCTTATCTAATAGTAAATCCAGGAGAAACTGTAGTTGCGACATATGAAGGTTTTAGAATGATTCCCTCATCTTTTGATCCAAACACAGAGCAGTTCCAATTCATAATGAAATTTGAAGATGGAAGTACAAAATTCTGGAATACAGGATCCAACAAAATAGCATTTTTACTTGATCCGTTGGAAGGCAAGAAAGTTGCCATAACAAAAACTCAAGTAGGAATGAGAGGGGACAAACCCAAATACTCTTATGATATTGTTGAAGTTAAGAGTAAAGTGTCCAAACAGGAAAGGCTGGAAGAAGAACCAGAAATTGAAGAAGAAAATTAGTTTTCTTTTTTGAACCCTGGTAGTTGTGGGCAGCTATCAGGATTGAAAAAAGAATTATGGATAACAACCCGATAATAAAGAAACAAAAGATAGAATTTGCCATAGTGCAAGAAAGACTTCTCTTGATTGATTACGTAGCCAAAGACTTGAAGGTTACGAAAGACCGAACTATAATCCCACAGAAAATGACCGAGAATGAGGTCAGAGAGATTGACAAGGTGTATGCCACCGACATCAAAGACATGAAGCTCAGAAGCTTTGATTTTACAGGTATTCAAAATATCCGGATCCTTGAAAAAGGAGAAGGCTTGAAAGGTGGTGAAAAAACATGACAATTTTATTTTATTATTCAATAATATGGATCGGATTTTCCGTCTTCTACGACTTGATAAATTTCTCAGTCTTTGGAGCAGATGCAATCCTAACTATTCCGGTCTTGGTTTTCTTGATTCTTCTCAAATCAAAGAGATCTCTTGACAACAAGAAATAGTTTGTTGTAAAGTAATAATACGTCTGGTGTAACCAGCACTCCTACGGCAAGAGGAGTAATCAATCATTACGCAACCACACCTGTTTTTTGTTCTGGTAAGGAAACTTGCCAAAGGTTGTGTAAACGCCTTGCTAGAACAAAGAACAGGTTTTTTTATGACTATTGAAGACAGAGTAAACCAATTAAGAAAAGACTACGTAGAGAAACCAGGAATGCGTGAGATCATCAAACGCCAAGTGCGAGCCTTAGAGCTTGCTAGTGGTAAATCCTTCATGAAACTCCAACCAAGCCTACTCCCAGAAGATCAACCATACTTAAATCTCAAGGGAGAGATGTTGCCGTGGGAAGAAGAACCAACAAAAAACCAGCCGGTAAAGGCTGGCTCTCTGTGAAAACAATTGTGAACCAAAATAACTTTTGGGGTTATTTGAGGTTATGTACTTATTATACCATGAAAAACACTATTTGTCAAATCAAACCCGACCATACTGGCAAGCCCTGACGGGAGTGGAAACGCACCACTATAAAAAATGTATCAGGGAGCAAGGGGTGAAGCTGGCTCATGACGGTAATGAGAGCTCACGAAGGCTTATATTTGAGCCATACCGCCGTTTTTGTGATACTCGTGAGAAGAGAAACCAAATCGGATCAATCAAATACCATATTAAAAGTGTTTACAACTTATTACCCAATAAGGGACTCAGCATGGTCTAATCTGGTAATATCCAGGAAAATAAGCAAAGTTCCCTCTTGACAAACACAGGATAATATGGTACAGTTAAGTATAACCAAATAACTAAACGCAAATGTCAACTAAACTAAACTCAAAATTAATTCCCCAAGACACACGCTATATTCCAATCAAAAAGAATGGAAAATACCTCGTAATTCTTCCTAAAGATGCAAACATTAAAGCGATCGCACCAGCCTTAGCAACATTTTTTAATCCGACGCCGGTGTTCGTTCTTGCGGTCAATGATGTTACTGATGTTAAAATCGCTGAATTATTGGAGGAAAAATAATGAATAAAATTAAAATAAAAATACCAATGAACACTTTTGAAATCAAGCCTACTTTTGTGGGTAGATTATATCTTTTATGGCAAGTGCTTACTAAAAAGAAAATAACAGTAGAAAGACCTTTCTTCAATGTGTACTGTCAGCATACAAAAACAGAGCTAGAAATTATGGCTATAACTGTAACTGGTGGCGGCGGATCCGGTGGATTAGGTAAAAAAGGGGCTAAGAAAAAAAATAAAAAGCCTCATAAAATAAAAGAAAATGAATTGGTTACACCCTAAGAATGGAGGTGAAATAAAACATGGAAGATAAAGAATTAATTTGTGCAGATTGCGGAAATTCGTTTAACTTTGCAGTAAGAGATCAAGAGTTCTATCAATCAAAAGGATATTCTCAACCAAAACGTTGCAAGAATTGTCGTGAAAAACGAAAACAACAGAAAGGAGATCGTTAATGAAAACAAAAACATATTCAGCAAGAACATTATTTGACGGCAGCGTGATAGGCAAGCAGGGGAAGTACGTTGCCATACCGGATAAGTTTAAAGGGTTCCGGATTGAAGTCTTGTTAAATGACGAGAAGATGATAATTGAGAAGTGGTTGAATGCAGATGGTTACAGGAAGTTTCCAGACAAATTCGGCAGGAAAGATGCTCTTGGGAACACGGTTCAATACACTCTTGGATATTTCAAATGGATACCAATGATAGAAGAAACCGGACAAATAGGAGCCGTAAGTGCACTAGGAAAAATGGCAGGGACTCCTAAATGGGAGGCTCTGAGAAAGAAATTACATTCATGAAAAGACTTATATTTAGAAAAATCGCACCAGGTATTGAAGAAGGGAGGTACCTTACATTATGGCTAAAAATCAGCTTGTTCACAAACAGTCTATTGCAGAAACTGAAATCTCAATTATTGAGATACCAAAAGGGTATAGTGTAAACGGAACCTTTAGGATCGTTCTCGTTAAGGGCGAAGAGGGTTTTGAAGACTTTACAAATAGAACAGACAATCTTTCAGTTGATATTAGGAACGGAATACTTAGAAAGGTTGCAAACAAACTCGGACTTAAAGTAAACTTTACTGAGTGATATGAAATATAAGGCGGAACTAGTACTTATAGTAGGAGCGTTAATTTATGGTGGAATTTTGTATTTATTGTTTTCCCTTCTTGGAGGGAGTATTAAAAAGGTTTATTAGAACTGAGGTATAATTATGGGTGGATTTGATTTAACAGACATAGGCGGAAATGCACAAGGAAATATTGGAAGCTTTAACCAGCCGGTTCGGGTTAGTCAGCCGGTGCAACAACAGCCCCAACAAGAAGTTACTCCTACCGTTGATACCAATGATGTTGATGCCGTATTAAGCAAGCCAATAATTGCTGCGAACAAAAAAGCTTTAGCTGAGGAACAGGGAATCAACACTAGTGAATTATGGAATCCACTATCTGAAGCAAGACCAGGTGGACAATTTAAAGCCGGAGAAGTTGATGAGAAGCAAGAGAAATTTTTGTCTAAAACTGAATGGGATACTTCCGCAACAAAGGATCACGTATTCCCTAATAGGAGGATAAGTTAATATGGAAATGAAACACATTAAAGTCGGCGAAGAACAGGTACAGGACAACCAACCAATCTTTGAGATTACAATTGGTGTTGGTGGGAAAAATCCTGTATCTAATAGGATAAACGCTATGAATATGGAAGAGGCAAAACGTATCGCACTAGACCAAAGCAATATAACAGTTGTTGAGGTTGCGAAATGATGAAAGGGGGTGAATAATATGGCAAAAGATACAAAAGAAGAAGTTGTAGAAACTCCAGCAGAGGTAGTTGAACCAGCCGTTGAGGTTGAGGAAACTGTTGAAGCTGAAGCTCCAGTTGTTGAAGAGGTTTCTGAAGAGGTTGAAGCTGTTACAGAAGAAGTTTCTGTTAAGAGCAAAAGTAAGCCTTTGAAAAAGCCACTTCAAGCTGAAGAGGTTGAAGAAGTTGCTCCAGTAGATGAGCATGAAGGGGAAACTCGGATTGAATCAGCTGATGGAAGGACTCTTGAAGTTTCTATCAATGACGTAATTAAAGTCGGTAAGGTTATTTGGGTACCAAACGATCAAGCTGAGGAATATAAAAGACTTCTTACAGAAGGAAAGTTTTATATCAAATAACCATAAAAGTATGAGTAAACCCGATTACAATAAACAACCCGAAAAACCAAAAGAGTACGTAGTTTCTAACTACGATCTTTCTGAGCTTTCTTTTATCGCTATGATGCTTAGAGCCAAGCAAGAGGAAGAAGCGTTCTTTAATGAAAGAATGCGAGTTGCTCAGTTGGAAATTCAAAAGCGTCTTAGTATTCCTACTGATTGGGAGATAAATTGGGGACAGGTATATTCTACCGGCAAAATATTTGCCAGGAAGCCTCAACCGAAGCCACAAGCTAAAGTTGAGATTAAAGAAAATGCCGAACCTGAATTACAACCGAAGCAGAGCTAAGGAGTATCAGATACTTCACGAAAGTGAAAAGGAAGGTAAGTATGCCGTCAGATCTGCTGGCTCGCATGGAGCAAGTGATGTTATTGCACTTAAACCAGCAGTCTGCGGCAGAGGTGACCATTACGAAGTAGATTTTATACAGATCAAGGTTTCACAAAATCTTCGTAAGGTTAGCACTACTTATAAAATAGAGAATGTTCCGTTTCCTATAAATGTAAAAATGATGAGGTTCCCGGTCAAAGATAAACAATGGTATGAAAAAAATAAAAAAACAAAAAGCAAAAGTAAATCCAAACCCAAGAAAACTAAGTGATGAAGTGTATCAAGGTGTTCTAACTGTCCATCAACCACTTCTCGCTAGGGTTATTTCTAAGTATAAGGAAGAAAAAGACAATAGGAATCTTTCTACGATTGTAGTATTTGGAGACTATAGTCTTCCTCTAGCTGTTGAGTTTGCTCAATGGTGCTACGACACTACCTACGTTGCACAAGACAAACAGGACTTCGTGCAAGCTTCTCGTGATGCACGGAGATTTGGGATTGAATTTCACAAGATTACTCAAGAAGAAATACCCGGTGGAAAGACCGTTATTGTTTTTATAGAAAAAATTGAAAAAATGAAAAGACCTGGGGAGATAAGGAGCTTCTTAAATTCCTTAACGGGAATGGCTGAAGAAGTGATATTCTCTGTTAAGAGCAGAAGGAAGTGGGATAAGCTTTTAGAACAATTTGATTATACAGTTGAACAGTATCCGGCAAATAAACGAAGAGTTTTGATTAGTTTGAAGAAGAAGGCATTACTACCTGCTGGGAAGTCTCAAGATCAACAACTCGGTGACGAACCGGTAGTGGTGCCACAGGAACAGTTGGCTCAATCTTTTCCGCAAGCTTCTTTTTAGAAAGATTTGTTGCAATATCTAACCATTGTTTTGGAATTGTTTTTCCTCTCGCTACAGCAATCCCTGTCCAAAAGAAATACCAAAAAGATATTGTTAGGAGTACAAGATTATCAGCAAGAGAGCTTGAGGCTTTTCTAAGTTTCTCTATTTTTTCCACTACTGTAGTTCGTGGCTTCTTAGCCTGTTGGGGTAAATCGGGTAATAAAAGTTCAGCCATTATCTATCCCCTCCAATTCTTTTTGCGACATTTACAAAACCTGAAGCAGAAAGACCAGTTAAGATACCCTCTTCAATAGAAATTCCATGAAGTTTTAGGTAGCCAATTCCGCCTCCAATTGCACCTGCACCAAGAATAATAAATACTGTTTCCCAATCTCTAGCTTTAACTCTTCTTGCGAGCTCAACTAAAGCGATTACTAATGTTACGATTAAAATATTTTCCATTTGGTATTCACCCCCTTTCACCTAGCATATCACCTTTTCTAACGACTTTCAATCCTTCAGCTCCTGCCTCAGTATGGTGAAATAAAAGTAAATAAGGATCAACCTTATTTTTGTCTTCAGGCTTGTGGGCTTGACCATGCACAAAGTATTCTTTGCCCTCCAGCATGATTGGTTTCTGTGCCCGTTGCATTTCAAGCTCCTGTTCACGAATAACATCTTCAATATAAGAAGGTCTAAAGAGCTTTTGTTGCCTTGTCATACCCGGCTTATCTGGGATTGGAACATAATATAAATACGTAACTTCCTTCGCATTATAAGCAAGAGGCAATTGATTACCAAACCGATAGACGGATCCATCTAGGTCTGTAAAATTTATTGGAGGAGAAAAAGGAGGAGCTTGTCCTTCAGTTGAGGCTACTATGTGCCTAGATACTTCTTTCATTTAAGCAGGATTATTTGGATTCCCAGGCAACCCTAAGCCCATATTACCGCTAATTGCGTCTGCTCTGCCATTACAAGCCCTATGAGCCGGAGCTAAATTATCCATGTTATGAGTTTTCCCTGGAATAATCTTTCCCATTTCAGTAGCGTGCCTACCTCCGCCATGAATATGAGCAATAACCAAGTCTTCATCAGAAATAGGCTTACCACAGTAGTAACAATTGCGTCCTTTAGCAGCAACAATTTCCGCTTCAGTATGCCCAAATCGCTGCATTTGCATTGCTTCAAGTTGCTGTTTTTTTTGCTCTTCGTGTGTTTGAGCCATATTAGTTATTGTTAATATAATCTTGTATGCCTTTTTTCAATCTAGCATAAGCGTTTTTTGCTGCTTGAGCTTGTCCTGCTAGGTCTTTCAGTTGATCATATTCAGACTGTTTGATTGTAACCATAGGCTCAGTTGGAGGAATCGGTGCGTCAAACGGCACTCCAAAAGCTTTACAAATACCCCTAGTTATCGCATTACATACCCTATCAGTATCAGTAAGAATTACTTTATCGTGAGCATCTTGTCCTACTCCACATTCAATAATTACACATGGAGTTTTTGGAGAAAGTCTAGTCCACATATAATAGAGCCATGTTCTAGGATTCCTTCTGTTTGGTTTGTTTACAATGCCGGAGTGATTGAAGTATTCAGATTCAATTGTTTCTTTTATTCTTTTTGACTCAACTGTAGCTTCATCATTTTCTGGAAGTGGAATATCTAAAAATCCTCCACCCTCCCCATAAATATCTGCATCATAATGAATTGCCAAAAAGAGGTCATAGTCCTTGTTGATTGTATTAGTTGGGGGATTGGCATTTACTAATTGAACTTGGAAACCTTTAGATATAAGAATTTGAGAAAGTCTATTACGAATACGAACTGTAAATTCCTGTTCTCCAGGAGCACCTGTAGCACCAGTTGTTGTTCCCTCGTGTCCTGCTTGGAGACAAATCAATTTAGCCATAATTAAATGCTATGCCTTTTTACCTTCTTTGTCAATCTTATTTTCTTTTTTAAATGCAGCTTTATTTGCCGCAACTTCCATTTTCTCAAACTCTGCATGAAGTTTTTTTTGTTCCGGAGTATAACGCTGATGATAAACTTGGTACTCTATTATTGCAATAGCGAAAAATCCCAAGCTACTTATGAGGGTAACAATTTCAGTTATACCTTGTAAAGAAGAGTCACCAGTAACATACTTAATAAGGACAACCGATAATCCTATTATGTTAAGATGAAAAATGATTAATCCAGAAACAAGAAGTTGTTTACGTAATTTTTTAAGCCCATTCTTAACATTAGCCTCTTTCCATTGTAGGGGAATAATAAATGCAAGAAAAATTATAGCTGTGGTTATACGAATAAACGTATTTATAGTAAGTGACAATTGACTAATTTCTATATTCATCTCATACCTCTTTCTTTGGCTCCCGTAGAAACTCCTATGGCATAAGTAACATTTGTAAGATCATTACTTATCTTCAAAAGCTTCTTATAGGTCTTGATATTAATTGTATCAACTCTTTCTTTTTTAATCAAAGAATCTTTAAATATTTTATTTTTAATATCATGAGCCTCAATGGATTTTTTCTCCATTTTCTCTTGGTTTATCCCAGGATTTCCTAAAAAAATATGTAAAATATTTCTCATACTTGCTTTATGTTATTTAATAATTGTTGTAAATTTTGCACAATTGTATAAGTATTCTCTGCAACTTTCTGGGTGGCATCTGATACTATTGCGTAAGACTTAGCAGATTCCTTTAAATCTTCAACACGCTTATTTGCGAGGTCAACTTTATCATTTGAGAGTTGTTTATTTTCCCGATATAAGAAAAATATTATAAGGATTGATCCGGCAAAAAGAAGGTATCCGAATCCCTGCATTGCAATAGTTTTTATAAAATAATCCATATTTAACCTTCCAGCAGAGTGATCGGAACATTATTTTCTATTCCATCAGTTTGGTTCACTACAAAATCATCTGCTTGGTAATTATAGAATAATATAGTATAGGATAGTATGTCAATGTCAACGAAAGTATAAAGAGTTTTTGTCTGTTTTAGCGTCAAAAGCAATTTGTGCATCACTCGTCCAGTCATTTTTACTGTATATTGTCCAGAAGTAAGAGTTGGAAGTCCACTTACTCCAGTAAGTTGATTTGAAGTTCTACCCGTCCAAGCAATCTCAGTCTCAACTCCACTTGCATTTAATATCACGCCTTTATGCTTTGTTGGGAATCCAGAACCATCTACGAGATTAAGAGTAGTATCGGCTGCAGCTATTGCTCCGGTTGTGGTTCGTGAAATCGGCTCAGTTCCATCTAGCCAAACCATATTGTCTGGACAAGCTAATTTCATTTTCCATAAGTACTTGAAGTCTGATACAAGAACGTATCTCATATCTATAACTTTAAGAACTGGCGTACTTGCAGGAACACTGGTAATTAATGTGAGCCGAATAGAAATCTTTTTACTGTAAAAGGCTACATCAAAAGTAAAGGTTGTTTTTAGAGCACCAACCGTATTTGCGGTTCCAATAGTTGTCCAAGAACCATCAGATTCATCTGTCTTATATTCAGCAAGAATTGAACACCCTGTGGGTATTGCTTCGTGAATCAAGGTCAAATCTCTCCACTTTTTATCAATGTTAGGAAGCTGAGCTTCAAAGTATGAGATTTGCATGGTTCCAGATGCTTGATAAGTATTAAAATCAGTTTGGTAAACATAACCGGTATCATCTCCCCCCATAAGATTATTGTTGAAAACAAAAGCTGAATACCAAGAACTGCTTGTTACTGAAAAAGCACTATGGAATCCCGACCTATCAAATAAGTAGATAGACTCAAAGCCTGATGCTGCGGATCCTGGAGTTGGTGCAAGAGCCATGACAAGTTTATCGTCCCATTTTGTCATTGAAGTAAACTGAACATTCCACGGCATATCCAAAAGCTTATCAATTGAAGCTGTGTTATAAACATAAAGACGTTTCTTTATAGTTCCTAAGAAAAGAAGATTATCAAAAACTTCCATTGAAAGTAAAACAGTATGGTCAAACTCTCCTATTTTATTCCAATTAAACTCGTCCCAAGAATATAGGAAGCCATCATATTGTGTGCTTGTGCCGGCAAGAAGTTGAGGGTATCCCCCAGCTGCATAAAGCCTTCCGTTATATTCTTTTAGGGCAAATACATATCCTGGATTATCTGGAGAAGTAATCGTCTTAGAAAGAGTAAAGGTTGTAAAATCTGAGGTTACATAAACCTTAGCTGTTGCACCCAAACCAAAGTACATTTTATTTGTAGTAGCTCCATATTCCGACATAGAAAGAATTGAACATTCATCAGTAGTATTAAAGACTTTAACTAAGGCAAAAGTAGTCCCATCATAACTGTAAAGCTTTGCATCTCCATTAGTTACGCTAAGTGGATCTCCAGTTCCAATCCATATCTTCCTGGTTCCACTAACTGAAGATACTTTCATAACATTGACAGAAGTTGTATTTCCAAGTAATCGGAAGTAAGCATCTCTTCCTGCCTGTGCTGTCCAAGTTGAACCACCATTAGTTGAAGAAGCCATATTTCCACTTGCATATCCTGAAGTTGATTTTGCAGTCCAGGCATAATTCTGATCGTTTGCTGCCGCTGCAGTTTTAAGAACTATCCAATAAGTTGTAGAAGCAGAAAGAGAGAAGCTTGCGGGGAATTCAACGGTAATCCACCCAGCACTCGCAGTTGTAAAAGCAGGAATTGTAGCCGTGGCATTGGTTGCATCTACTAAAGTTCCTGATGGAACACCAGCGTTATTAGTTTCAATTCTAACCGTAATATCTCCCGGCGTTCCTGCATTCTTTAACAGATTGACCTGAAGTGCCTTTAATTTTTGTGCGGTAGTAACTTGAAAACTTTGAGCCTGTGCATCTTCAGTTCCGGCAACATCTCCAATTGGATAAGTAGTGTCAGTCCCCGTATCAAACCATTCAAAACGGCGGACACTAAATAACTCTGTAAAAGTTGAAGCTCCGTCCCATGAAAATATTCTTCCGTCTGACGTTCCTGCATAGTGCGTAGATACTGAACCTGCAGGAGTATCGGTAAGCGTTGAATCAATTATAGAATCAAGCGTTGGACTTGTGGTTCCAGAAAGAGAAGTTGAATAATCAGAGTGAATACGACCATCTGCACCATTTCCTCCAGCACTTGATCCGCCTGAACCAGCAGATGATCCACCTCCACCACCTCCGCCGTCTCCAGCACTTCCCGTTCCTCCGGTTCCCTTAACGGCAGTAACTAATGCTGAGCCAAGTACTACGGTTGAAGTTCTAATAATAACACAGCCTCCTGCTCCTCCTCCTCCTCCTCCTTCGCTTGCGTTGGCACCATTCGCTCCATTTGCTGTTATTGCACCAGTAATAGTTGGAGTTTTTCCCATTAAGTAAATTAATCCTCCACCATTTCCGCCAGCTCCACCTGTACCTGAATTTGAGTTTCCTCCTCCTCCTGCTCCACCAAAGACAAATTTAGTTCCCAAATTCGCTACTGTTTGATATGTAGCTCCAGCAAGACCGCCTCCAGCTCCGCCCACTCCCCCTCCTCCAGCAGAACCATTAGCAGTTCTTCCTGCAGAACCCAATCCTGTTTCGCCTTCTCCTGCGGTTGCACTACCACTTGCAGCCCCAGCTCCACCCCTAAAGCCACAAGCATTCGCACTAATTGTTCCAGTAATCGTTACAGTTCCATTGGCAAGAAATGCAAGAATACCACCAACTGTTCCGTTCCAGGCTTTTGCTGTCCAAGTAATAGCACTATTTACAGTTACGTTGGTATATTGTTTCATTACAATTACCTGTGCTCCTGTTACGTAGGTATATGCTAAAGCATCTTCAGTAGTAATTGTTCCTGCAGAATAAGAAGATATTTTAGTTTTTTGATATTGTCCTGCACCCGCTCCCTGTGTTTGATGAATTAAAATAACTTGTCCTGCGGCAAAAGAAGCGTTGGTTGCTACTAAAGTTGTGGCTCCCAATGTTCCCGTACAAGCAGAGTCTATGGGAGCATCTGTGGTATTCGTAGAAATTGTTAAAGCCCCATCAGCTCCATTCCCAAAAGCAGAAGTTGCTGCTGCTCTAAAGGCAGCTTGGGATAAAATCTTAACTCCAGCCGCTGTTAAACCTGCTGCAAAGAATCGCTTCTCAAGCATAAGCTTTTCCTGTTGTGTTGTATCAACTCCTGAGCTTCTATAGAATTTACCACCATCATTGAATTTTTCCTGGTCAAAACCATTGACGTAATTGTTTTGAACAAAATGAGGGAAGAAAGAGGCATCACGATAGTTTGGATCTCCTGAAGAAAATTTGTTTACAAAAGTTGGGGCTTCCTCTCTGCCATAGATATGTTTTTCTGCACGAGGAAGACGAGCCAACATGAATAAATACCCGTCTATTGTTATATGTCCTTTGCTTTGAATTGCAGCCATACTTTAATCCTACCTTCCTTTAATGAGATAGTCAATTGAAATTGCTGTGTGAGTAGCCAAAGTATCGTCCTTCCAATAAATATCAACGCTTGTTAAACCTTTGTTATCGTAAACTACCTGGACATCAGCATTTGTAGTTCCATCAGAAATTGACAAAAATACTGTTGGTGTTTCTTGAAATGGAGTACCAAAAGTAAGAGTTAAGCCTCCTCCTGCAGCGGCTACTCCTGTCCAAGAAGCAGTTCCACGTTCTTCTCTCTCACGAGTTCTAAAACCTCTAACCATTTCCGGAGTAGCAACCGCAGTTAAGGGAATGGAATCAACACCCGAATGGGTATGTGATTTTACCAGTTGCATCTGCAGGAAAAGGGCAGGATTTAAATGAGTTAAACCGACCTGCCCCTTACCTATGTCAGATCCTCTGGTGTAAGATTTCGGTGCATATTCAAATGTCCCATAAACTTCTCCAGCCATTTTATTTTTTCCCTTTCAACAAATAAGATAATGTTCCTCCACTTAATGCAAACCCTATAGCAAAATAGTATCCAAGAAAAAAAGGCAATGTAAGGAGGAAAGAAAAAAGATTTATCGTAAGATAAATACTAATTCCCAAAAGAACTCCCTTTAAGAAATTCTTCATTATTTCTTGCCTCCAAACAAGCTTCTTAAAACATTATTTACTGTAGAACCTATTGATCCAACAGCTTTACCCAAAGGTGATTGTTGAATGTTTTGTATAGGTGTTAAGTTTTTATTATATGAAGGATTTGGAACAGCAAAACTAGCTCCTCCACCCTTACTTCTAAGTGCTGCTTCAGAAACTCCCGTAATTGCTCTATTTATAAAGCTTGGAGCTTCAGCTGCTAATGATCTAAGAATATTTCTTCCTGCCGCTGCACCAGTTGTTAAGAAGGTTGAAAGTCCAAGTTTATTCCCCGTTGTTGGTTGAGTTGGGGAAGATGTTCTAGCTGGAACTTGTCCTTGAACCTGCTGATTTGAATTGCCCAATCCCAATGGTTGATCAAATACAGGCATTGATGCAGGAGCATAAGCTACTGCTGCCCTTGCTGGACTTGTATTTGCCACTTTTGGAGTAGCCGTAGTCCCTCCTGGATTAACCCTACCAATTGGCTGTGATGGTGCTGAACCCTGAAACAAGCTCTGATTACTAGCACCTGATCTCAAGGGAGCAGTTGGGCTTTCATTTAATCCAATACCTCCTGCTGGAAGTATGTCGTTTTGTGCGACAGAACTTCCTTCAACAGTAGGTTGAACAGCAACTACCTTATCTGAACCTGGAGAAACTGGTCTATTTAATGGTTCTTCAACCTGTGCACGACCAATTGTCCCAATATCACCTTTACCTGGTAATGCAGGTTTTTCAGCATTTGCAGTTATGGTTTCCCGGAGTTTCCCTCCTGGATTTGATTTTGCTATTAAAGAACTTCCTAATGTATTTATTGCCATAATTTCTCACCCCCTTTCATTTATCATACTAATCTAATGTCTGAAGGTCTTCGTACTCTTCTAAGAGCATTAAGTCTATCTTTTGTAGTTGCACTAAGTCTTTCTATAACCCTTGAGATTGAAGGAATATTTCCACCGTCAGGTTGTGTAACGGTTGTATATCTGTAATACTTAGAACGATCCGCCTCCATATCCTCATAAGCCTGAAGCCTCATTAAGTCAAGGATAAGATCATCAAGAAACTCTGGAACCTCTGCAAGCTTTTGGAACATTTTATCTGCATAAATTCTGAATGTATATCCTGTACTTGGAGGGAAATCAAAAATAATTTGTTTAGCTCTAATACTCCAACCGTTAGGCTTACCAACTACATTTCCTTGACTGTCAACATAATAAATATCATTTATTCGCTGTATTCCATTTGGAAACGCATATTTATAAGTAGTAGCACCTGGCGTTAAAGTTTCATCAATGACTTCATTATAGGTGTGTGGATAAAGTTTATAAATAGAATTTTGTAGAAAAGAAGTAATATCATCATTTGTAAAGAAGTAATTTTCTGAATTTATATCACGCATTTTCCGTCTAAACCGGGTGTGCATTACCGTAGTATTGGCGGCATAAATATCAGACCATGCTGAAACCGCACCGCTTGAAGAATTTTTGTATCGGAACTGGTAGTAAGCATAGCCCGTTGCGTCAAGGTAAGAAGTATATCCGGTTGAAAGGTCTGTTGCCTGGGAGGTATCAATACTTGTGCTACTTGTTAAAGTTGTTGGAGAACCCATAGCTGAATCAGCACTTCCCCTAATCTCAATTTGGTCATAGGTTGCTACTAAATCTTTAGGATTTCTGACATCAATTATTTCTGCAGCCATAATTATCTCCTGCTAGGCTTATCATCTCTAGTTATCCCTCCGGGCTTATTTTTTTCTCTTGTTGTCCCGGTAGGTCGGAAATCTAAGATTGATCTTATCATTCCGCCTATTGATGGTATTCCTGCGCTAATTCTATTAAACAGCTTCTCAATAGTATCTGTCAAGGTAATTGTATCTGTAAAGGTAAGAAAGTATCCCCTTATGGTTGAAAAAGTATCAGACATTGTAATCGTATCAGAAAAAGATTTTGCGAAGGCTTTTATAACAGTATCACTCATTGTTATTGTGTCTGAGAAGGTTTGGGCATAGCCTTTTATTGTAGAAAACACTTCAGACATTGTAATTGTTTCACTAAAATCTTTCGTAACAGCCTTAATAAGAGTCTCTGATAAAGTAATCGTCTCTGAGAATGCTTTTGTAGTCGCTTTCTGTAGAGTATCACTCATTGTTATGGTTTCGGAAAAAGTTAAAGTGTAACTAGTATTAGGATCGTCCCAAGCCGCAGTAGGCGGAGTATAGTTGCTTGTATGTCCTGCTGTACCTTTAACAAAAATTACTTCATCAATCCAGCCGTTATTATAATCTTGGTTTAAGTCTGTCCATTTTCTACCGATTGTTAGTCCGCTACCGCCTACTGGCGAACCCGATAAGGTCTGTGTAGTTCCTTGTTGAACTCCATCTAGGAAAAGATACCACGAATTACCACTTCTACTTATTTCTATGTAATGTTGAACACCGTCATTTACATCAGTAGTTCCAGCTACATACAAATCAGAACTTGTTCCACTCCCAGGATAATGAACAAATGTTGCTGGTTGATTAGTTGCATCAATATAACCCCAACCAAGTGACCAGCCTGTATAGACAGTTGTTCCTGCACTACTGGTTAGACTGTCAACTAGTCCAAGATAGTTACCTCGTGCGTTTGATTTCCACCAACCAGAAATAAAGAAATCTCCACTCAAGTCCCAATCCGCACTATCAGCTAGTGAAAGATAATCGCCTGTTCCGTCAAATAACCCAGAAGCACCACCAAATTTTGATTGTGCGGTATCAATTTGAGCGTTACCATTTACTGTTACTGTTTTTGGAGTACTTTCGCTATCTGTAAAAGTTGTGGAGGCATCTGCCCCGTCCATGTGTAGGAGTAGTTTTGTATTTGTATCGTATGCCACTAGAAGTTCCCTCCTATTAGAAGATTAAAGAAGATGTTGAAGTTAGTTTGCATATCATATTATTATGCGTATTTTATGTTGTGAGTAATAGTGAGAGTGTCAGTATTTGCTGTGGTTATTGCTGAAAATGTTTGGGAGGCAAGCATAATTCCGCCAGAGGTGTTGTTGTTAAAAATCCCTTCTTCTATTAAAACCAAAGCTCCCGTAAAGGTGAAGGTTTTAACCCAGCGTTCCGTATCCCCAGTTAAAGTTGTGGTTTCATTGGTAACAGTTGCAGCTCCTCGTGAACCTCCATTTGTAGTTGATTCGCTTCCAAGAGCTGTAGCTGAGGGTGTACCAACCCCAATTGCAATAGCTGTAAAGGGTGTAGTTGTAGTTCCTCCTATTTGATCTGCCGAAGCCTTTTTCCCGACAGTTGTAATAGTATTTCTTTTAATTACTCCTGTACTCCAATTTCCAAAAAGGAAAGGAATTTGTAGGTCAAGGGAGAAATGTTTCTTGAAAAATCTCCAAATAAAGTTCTCTTTAAACATTGGCTTGATATTACCGTCTTTATCACGGAGTTGCATCTCAGTCCAGCCGATTATTTTCATATTATCTCGTGCAATCATACCTTAACTATAATCGCATTCCTTTTACTTTGTCAAGCATTTTCCACAAGCTCTTCACTAACAATAATTTCAGAGCCATAAGCTGTAGTTAAAATTCGTTTGACATCTACAATCTGAGCATAAGGAACAATTATTTCTGTTTTACCAAACCAATCAACTCCATTTACAGAAAGATCAACAATTTTTGCCGTAATAATTTTAACATCAGGCATAGTCTCGGCTATATCACTTGCCATAGCTGCGGCAGTTTCCCCACCGCTATGAGATATTTTATGTTTATTCAAGTAATAAGCAGAATTAAATTCTTGCTCACATTCAGGACAAGTTGCCATATAGTCAGTATCCTTCATAATCCATGCTGCGTCAAGACTTCCCCCGTGATGGAATCCCCGAAGCAGTTCAACATCATACCCCAAATCTTGCCATTCTTCAACACTCCATTCAGATTGATGCCTTTGATAAGGGTTCCCAGACTCCGCTACAATTCCGTCATTTGCTTCAAGGGTGTGTTCCCCAAGTGGCATGAAGATTAAAATTCTCTTTTGTGCAATTTTCTCTACATTTTTAAGAAGTTTTAAACCATCTTTCTTTTCAAGATGCTCCATAACGTCAAATAAGAAAACTATATCTTTCTTTTTATCAGTATTAAATTCTGCATATTCTAAAATATCTTCTTGAACATATTCTCTCTTTGCGGTAACCATTGGTAGTTTCTTAGAATGCTCTATAGCGTCAGGAAAAATTTCTACCCCAACATAATCTTTCAATGGGATCTCAGGGATCTGTGAGGAAATTCCGGATTCCATTTTTCCACAACCCAAATCAAGAACAGTTAAGTTCTTTGTTTTGAACGGTTGAAGTCTTGATAAAAGGTCAATCATATTCCTGTCTCTTAATGAGTATAAAAGAGTTTCCCATGTATTTGCAATAGTCTTCCAGTTAAATCGCTTGAAAGCACTCTGCTTAGCTTGATTTGACAGGCTTTGTAGTTTTGGTCTATCCCTTAGCAATGTAACGACTTGTCTGACAAACTCATCATCAAACAAAATTTCTCCTGGATTACCCTCAATTATTACCCCATCTTTACCTACAGTAGTCTTTAGCGAACCAATGCCTGAAGTGATAGGTACACAACCTGCCGCAATACACTCTGCAGCAGAGATACAAAAATTCTCTTCATAGACACAAGGATAAGCCATTATCTCTGCTGTTTTCTGATGATAAACCAATGCCTTCCGACTAATTTTACCCAAGAAATGAACTCCTTTTATGTCTCTAAATTCATCTATAAATTTTTGATTGTCAGGATCTCCGCCCCAAAGTGTGTAGTCAGAGGTTATAAAAAGTTCAGCGTCTGGAATTTGCAGCTTAATTAATGGGAAAAGTTTTGCCAAATACTGAAGCCCTCTGTGGGGAACAGAACAGAATAAAAGTTTGTTTGGAATCTTTTCCACCGGCTCTTCATAGTCTGGAAGATTTACTCCCAAATTATAATAGATTGATTTACCATTTTCTTCTTTATAATTTTCTTTAAAATAATTTAAGTGATATGGAGAAATACAAATTACTTGGTCATACTTAGGGAACACATCAATATCATAATTCCCAATCGTATATTGGTCTGTGCTAAAAAAGATTTTTGTTACCGCATTTATTTCTTCCGGGTATTTAATAGGATTTCTAAAGCAAACAAAAACATCACAATAATCCGTAGCCCTAAATTCCTTTATTGAATGGTAAATAACCCCATTCTGTTCTCCGTAAACTTCTGGGTTTCCATAAACCTCAACTCTATGCCCAAGCTTTGCAAGTTCTCTTGTTAGGAGAATTAACGAAGACTCTGATCCTCCCACACCTTTACCCTCAAAAGAACCATCTGAAAATTTATAGTTACCACCAGTATAAAAAACAATTCTTAATTTATCTTTTGGATACCAGCTTTTAATAACATTGTCCCTAAAATGATATGAGGCACGAAGCATTAAAGCTTCAGCCCTAAGCCTACCATCTAAAATAGTTTTGCTTCCCTGATGATAGATTTCTGCTTTTTGTTCTCTAAGTTTATATCCAAGATTTTGAGCAACAACAGAAAACCAAACGTCTTCAAACCAACCTTTACCAAATCCTGTATCAAATCCACCTACATCATCAAAAATTTTGCGGTGCATAAGCATAAGATACCCATTAATATAAGAGTGAAGCTTCCCTTGCATAAGGGTATAGGAGTTATCAACAACCAGTTCGTGTCCTACGATTTCGTCCGATTGTAATTCCTTAAGCAAATCAGATAGCCAATAAGGTTGTAGAACATCAATATCATTATTTATGAATAAAAGTATATTTCCCTTAGCGTGTTTTGCACCTAAGTTGTTGCCCCCTCCAAAGCCCAGGTTGCTCCCCGGTTTGATTACTCTCAACCAGGGATAATCCTGGACTGGAGTGAAGCTGTTTCCATTATCAACAACGATTAATTCAAAGTCAACTCCTGTGGTCGTGGCTATCCCATCAACGAGGTTTTGAGTAATGTCTTCATGTCCCCACGCCGGAGTTATAATACTAACCATGAAAGACCTCCTTGAGTATTTTTGCACACCTATTCTTATAGGTATGTTCTTCAATGGCAAGGTAACCCTTGAAGGCAATGTCTGTAAGTTCTTTTTCGTGAGTCAAGTAGTAGTCCATTTTTTCCATTAATTCATCTTCATCTGAGAAGCCAATATAATGCTTTCCTTCTTTAAAAAGTAGATCTAAGCCCGTAAGCCTATTTGTAACAACCGCATTACCATAAGCCATACCTTCAAAAATTCTCATTGGAATATCATCTTTTGAAGACCAATTAAATGATATTTTGCCCTTATTGTAGATTTCTGTGCATTCATCATAAATAATAAAAGAACTAGCATAAACTTTATATTTTTCAGCAAGCCTATCTAAAGCGTGTTTTCTCTGTTCATACATGGCTCCAACAAAAACAATATCATAATCTTTATCAGTTGCTGGTAATGTTTTGTGAACGCTCGGATCATGTGCCCAGGGCAAGAAAATGCCTTGAGGATATTTATCAAAAGCCATAGGTTGAGGGTTAAAGAAATAATCTACAAAACCATATTGAATAGTATAATCTAAGAAATGTGGATCAGTTGCAAACATTGCAATAGGAACATCTTTCCATTCTTTTGGTTTTACGTCCATATAAAATCCTGCATCAATTTCAAGTATAAGATCTGGTTTCCAGGGAACTTTATCTTTAATAAGATCAAGAGGATAACTTGTAACATCTCTAGGAAGAGCTAGGTCTGGGGGAAAAACATAGTCGGGGTAGCGTGGGTTACCAGCCCAGGGAACTACATCTCCTGAAAAATATCCTACTGAGAATACTTCATGTCCTAGTTCCTCCATTCCCCAGCGGAAGAAATTTGCTCCACACATTGGGTAATGTTTATATGTCATTAAAATTTTCATTTTAAAGGTTTTCTGCCATATCCCAACACGCTATCATTTGGTTTTTCCTTTACTGGATCATTATCATCTGAATATGTTTCAACCATTACGTCTTCAAATCCTTCAAACATTACTTCTTTCAAAGCAGAATCTGTAAAGCGATAGTAATCTGAGGGATAATCATGACGGAAGAAGTGAATACCTGGAACGGTTATAAGAAGCCAGCCACCTGGTTTAACAACTTTTCTCATCTGCTCAACAGTTATCCAGAATTTATTGTCATGTTCAAGAGTCTCCGTGCACATGACTGCATCAAAAGAGTTTTCCCCAAACTTTTCCACAAGATCGTGTCCGTTCATTACAATATCTACATTTTCTCCGTCAACGAAATCAATACCAATTATTTCATCAGGTGCTCCCATCTCAGCTTCCCGAATACAATCTTTTACGGTTCCATTAATATGCCTAGAACCTACATCAAGAACACGCTTTGGTACCCCATACTTTTTAACGAAATCTTGTATAAAATAATTGACTTTAAAGAACATAATTATATTGTACCTAAAAATTCTATCATTTGCTTGGCTGCTTTTTCCCAAGAAAAATTAGCACGTATCCATTCAGATGCTTTCCTACCTTTTTCTTTTGCTTCAGCCTGATGTTCATAAACATAACGCATTTGATACATAAGTTCTTGTATGTCAATATTTGCCCAATTTCCCGGCTGTTCTACCCAATCAGTTCTAGGCGTATAAGAGACGGGAATCAAAGGATAAGCAATATCTTTTCTTGCAATCTCTTCAAGACCGGAATATCTTGTAACAATAACAGGAAGTCCGGTTGACATTGCTTCACGAGGAGGCTGACCAATTCCCTCAGCCTTAGAAGGAAATACAAAACAATCTAAAGATTGATACCATTCATTGAGCTTCTCAGAAGACAGAAGTTTAATGTCGGTAATAATTCTAGGATCTGTAAAGTATTTATAATATCCGAAAGCCTGGTTCGTACTATGCAATTTAAGTTGAACAGGCTCTTCTTTATCAAACTCTGAAGCGAAAGCTTGGATAAGGTCAAAGGCACCCTTCCTGTTATCAAGCCAGCCACAAAGTCCAAATGTAAATATTTCACGCTTAGGTCTATCAAAATAAGGAAATTTCTCAGTTTCAGTTCCATGTGGAATTATAATTACAGGAACTGTTACTCCAGAGTTTACAAATACCATCTTTTGAAATTTATTTGGAACAATAATATAATCCATTTCATTACATATTGTTACCCACTTTTCCCCAATAATGTCTGATTCTGCCATTGTATTTGCAATCTTTATATCGCTTTCAATCAAATCAAAGTCAAAGGGATTAGTTTCAATTATGCCTATTCTTTGAGTTTTAAACTTTATGTTAGCAATTTTCTTTTCCTCTTTATTTAGAACGTCCCATTCTTTTTCTCCAGGCATAGGCATGAATTTACCATGAGGGTAAACTTTTATTCCCTGTCGCTGTAGGTGTTTTACCCAGTTGAAATTGGCTATACCATAGCCACCAAAAGGAGTAAAATATCCGTAATAATTAATCTTTAAGGTAGTCTCCATATTGTGAATTTAGAATAGCTTCGTAGATTTGAAAGGTGATAAATACTTCTATATTTCTGGGGTATTGAAACCAAACTTCGTTAACTCCTCCATTAACCGTTTCTGGAAACGTAATTTTATAAGGAAGAGAAATCTTCTCTAATGGCAGAACGGGTTTCATTGATTTCATAATAATAAAAAGACGGTAGCCTGTACCCGATACAGAACTACCGTCTAATTATATCCTGGTATTTCTCCAGAAAACAAGCCCCTATTAAGGAAGTCTTGCTGACTCAAGCCTTCGCATGAAGGTTTGATTAAGAATAACCGCTTTGAGGTATGCCTTCCAAGCGATTGAAGTTTTCACTTCGTACTCATCACCATGTCCACCCGGCTGGGTGACAATGATTTTGAAATCACCTGGTAATAGTCTTGCGATACCGTAAGCATTCTTACCGAGAACTATAGATAGATCTATAGTCGCAACCGAATTGTTAGATCCTGAATTTGTAACGGTTGGAGCTGTAGATGTTACTACGAATCTGATTCCGTCAATAGTTGTTAACTCTCCAGTAAACAACATATTTTTTTCACCCATGTAACGTGTAGCTTCACGGAAGTCTGTGTTCTTCATTAACTGGGTTTTGACGTATGGAGATATGATTGCTACATATGCGTCTCCAATCTTAGGTGCATCAGCAGCCTCAAGAGACTGTGCTACATTTAAGAAATCATTGAGTACAACTTGGTCAGTTGAGATTAAACCCATACGAGTCGTTTTACCGTTCGCATAAGTAACAGAAGTTCCGGCAACCAACACGTCTCTTACGACTTGATTGATTGTTTCTCCAGCATTCTGTCCAACTAATTCTTTGAACTCATTTGGAAGATCTAGGAACGAAGTTTGATCTAAAAGCTCCGTCATTTCCACTCCATTACCCCAAAGCTCAAGAGTTGCTGTAACAGTTACATCAGTAACAGTTTCAGGACTCCATGTTGGACTTTCGTCCAATGCAGCTGAAGGGATAGCGAGTTTGCTAAACCTTAACCATGATGCTGTTTTACCTTTTCTCGCTAGAGAAAGGTCGGGTGCACCAAACTGTGAATAAACCAGTTTTGGCTTTGCGTATTCCAGCGTTTTACGCACTTGATACACTTGAAGTGTATCAGCCCCTAAAGTTGTGGTCATTTGTGCCATTTATTTTCACCCCCTTCCATGTTTATGATTTTGCCGCATTAGCTGACTTAATCTTATTGACCTTAGCTTCTAATTGATCCATAGGTAGCGACCAGTCTTCCATAGGATTGGACTGACCATCACCTTGCTGACCATCTGAAGCAGGGTTTTGATTAACTCTAGCAGGAGTGGTTTGCTGGCTTCCATTACCACCGTTTGCATTTTGCTCTTGTTTAACCGTAGATTGTCCTTCAGCTATTTTAGCAATATGCTCTTCAATATCAATTAAAGAGTTGGCGACATTTAAAGATAAGAAATTACTCCTATCTACGAATGCCCACGGATTACGTCTAATTTGGGCTTTATCAGCTTCAGTCAGCTCTGGGTACAATTCCAAGACTGGCTCCAGTTTAGAGCGAAGATCACCTTCAGCTACAACTATAGCATTGCCATATTGTACTGCTGGATCATTGGGATCTTGTTGTCCGTCAGCATTTTGCTGTCTTTGGGGATTTTGGTTACCTGCACGCCGGGCTTCAACTAAGGCTTTGTTCAAAGCTGCATTATTTTTTGACAACTCTGCGATTTTAGAGTCCCTTTCGTCGGAACCCTGCCCCTGCTGATCTCCGGGATTACCACTCGGCTGTGATCCGTTATTAGCACCTGTACCTAAATCGGCACCTGCACCCTGATCACCCGTAGCTCCTGCGTTAAAATCATTTGCGTTTGTATTCTCCATTTTTACGACACCTCCTTTCTTTTTATAAATTTGTTCATTTGAGGAATGAACATAGACTTACTATAAAGGTATTTCAATTCAATTGTCAAGGATTTATTGCTTGTTGACGAATCTCTCTCAATCTTTGTAGCTTTTTTACCCTTGTTGCCTCATCTATACTCTTATCATTTTGAACATTTTTCTCTTCAGCTTGAATACTTCTAAGCGTTGCATTTGTTGCAGAGTCAGCTTTACTTCTTAATCCCTGTGGAGTTATTTTTTGAGTCTTTATACCGATAGTATCAATTAGAGCCTGAATCTTACTTCGGGTTCTACCAAGATAATCTGTTTTCTCTTGAATTGCAGGAATGATTTTATCCTGTATAGTCCCAACAACGGTAGGTTGAAAAGTTCTTTGTATATGCTGTGCCCTATCCATTATAGCTTCTTCTGGAACTGGAGATTTACCAATATCTTGATTAGAATAGAGATCCTTTTGAAATAGTTGCTGCATACCCTCATTTATAAAAGGATTTAATGAAAGCCCAAAAGGAAGTTGTCCCTTAGTAGGAGCTACATTGTTGAAGTTCCCCCACGGATAAAGATAAGTAGGATCAAAATATGTTTGTGCTCCTTTTTCATCAATTGCTGGAAGTCTGATATTTCCTTCAACATTTCCCGGTCTATCGGTCTGATTCACTCCCTGATCGCTTGATAGAGCTTCAACCGCTGTTTTAGCACGGTCATATTTTGTAACTGCACCAGGATTATTCCATAAAGTTCTCAAAGTAAACGGTGCCGCCTGTCTAGCAAATGAATAAAATGGCACCGTACGCCCCACCAGATTGCGTTCTGCAGACGAAATACGATAAGGTGAGAAGATTGCCCGTTCTGTTTCATTCTTCGCAATTTTGAGTATCTGAGGATCCTTTAACGCTTGTTCAACGGAGACTCCTGCTTTGTCAGCAAGTTTTCCTACCCAAGTTTTAAAAGTTGAAAGTTTTGAAGTATCTTCAGTAATCTGCTGAAATCCTCTAACTTTCTCATTTATATTAGTTCCAATAGAACGAAGTTTCCCAAATGCTGAAGTTGGTGCACCCAAACCTGCACTCTTTAGGATTTCATCAAGAGAATCATAGAAATTCTCTTTTTTAATAAGCCCAATGTCGTGAGCTGCAGATACAAAGGGATCCTTTTTATTTCTGTAAATCGCAAGATCCTTAACATAATTTTTAAGCGTAGAGGGAAGACTTTTGCCCGTACTCATATTTGAAAGAATCTGATTTGAAATTAAATTTCTTATGTGATACGCAGGATTATAAATAGTCTTGGCAGCTTTCCACCAACCAAGAGCCGTGTCATATGCAGTAGCCTTATTTACTTTGTCTGCCCTATTTATGTAATCCACAATTTCATTAGGTAACTTCATTCCCCTAAATATTCTTGCTATCTTTTTATTGTCAATAAGCTTATAGGCATTCTCCGCATTTCCCCTACCAACCTTAGTGCCAAATTTTTCAGCTATCTCTTTGTAGGCTCCACCGCTTACAATATCTTTTATTTCAGTCCCGATACCTTTAAAAACAGCTGGTGCATATTGCTTAATATAGCCTTCTTTATCTTTCCTCTTTTTAAAGAATGTCCCCGTAATTCTTGAAGTTAAAGATTTAGCATTTTTTGTAAAAGTTGTAAATGAATTTTCAAAAGTATGAGGCATATACCCATTCTTAAATTTCTCAATTGTTTCTTTTGAAAGATAGCCCATTTCTTCAGCCTCTTTTCCGACCTGCTGAATAACCGGACGAACCTTATTAACTACTGCCTGGATCACAGCGTCTTTGGTCTTGCCACCCTCAAGAACTTTTCCAACCGCTATTTGTTGTTCAGCCGTCAACCCATTGCTTGTTTCCTTAATTAAAGTTTTTAGTTCTCCAATTCTCTTTTGTGCAAGCTGGGTTCCTTTATCAAGAATTTCACCAACCTGCTTATTTCTGTAAAAAGGATTAAATGTTTCAATGGTCTTGTAAATCGCTGGAGTTTCTTTTGAAACCTTAGAAATAGCTTCAACCGTTTTCGTAACAGCATTTGCCACTCCTGGAATCTTGCTCCCTACTTTACTTACAACATTAGCAACTTTTCCAAATGGGATAGTTGGTGTAGCCAAATTTAATCCAAAATTTCCTACCTCTTGAACAATTTTATTGTCAGAACCAAAAACATCTTTGGTTGCATTAGAATCACCAGGAGCAGAACTAAATTGAGTTCGGTTTATGATACCGGGAATAATATTTTTTAATCCACTACCCATAATTGTAGAAAATTCGTGCCAATCAGGAAGTCTTGCTCTCTTATTAATTAATGATGTTACCGGAGCTTCATAAGGGATATTTTTTTCTTTAAATAATTGCTTACGCCCCTCAATTTGCCCTTTATTAAATCCTGCTATACCATACGGGATAGTCAAAACTGCGTCCATAGCTTGTTGGACAAAACCACCAGTTCCATAAGTGCCATGAGGATTTAGAGTTGGCTTATACTGTTCTTGATTTATTTGAGTCATTGGTTTTAACTGCGCACTATCAGACTTATTCGTACTCAGATCCAAAGGAATAGCTTTTATCAGAGTTGGTGTTGGGTTTTTGACAATAGCTTTATTAACAGGCACAACCTGCTGTGGTTTTGGAGTTTGCGTTACTCCAAATAATTTGCCTGGTGTGTAATATGAACTTTTCATTTCTTTTTCTTAAATGGATTAAATTGATTTAACCAATTTCCAACATTACTTGCCACACTTTGTACTGTTTTTACAACATTCTGAATTGGAGAAGGTTGTATTTTTGGTTGTTGAGGTAGTGGAGAAATAATCCTTGGTGGATTAAATACAGATGTTATAGCTTTTACAGCATTATTTGCAGCATTTCCAATTCCACTACTAATATTTTGGAAGATATTTGGCTGAGACTTAGAAGTAGAAGTAGATCTTAACTGTGTAAGACCAGACTGAGACGCACCTATATTTACAGATGCAGGTTTTGTAAATGTTGGCATAGAAGCATTGCCCTGTGATCTCAAAGTTGCCGAAGATGATGGAGCTGTAGTTGAAAGTTGAATTGTTTTAGCTCCAGGTTGAGTTCCTTGTATAATTCTTTCAACCGTACTTCGTGGAATAGAATTTTCAACTTTAGGCTTTGAAACTTGTGCGTTAACTTTAGGCAAAGTATTTATTGTCTTCATAAAATTATTTGCAAGACCTGCGATATAATTTCCCTTATTATCATTGTTGATTGTAGTTCGTGCACCAATAAGATCACCGGCTTTTATTTTATCAGCTGTACCACGCTCTTTCATAAAAAGAGCAAGAATTCTTGAAGCAATAGAAGGATCATTAGCAAGGTCTGGATTGTTTACTAAATCAATCCCTAGTTTTTTTCCTATATCCCTGTAATTATAATCATGCGTTAATTGAATATAGCCTCTACCATAATAATTTTCTCCACCTGAATAACCGTTTTTCAAAGCAATTTGTTTTCCAGAAGTTCCGGGTTCTTGTCCCTTATCAAGATAATATCCTTCATTTACAGGTTGGAAAGTCCCACCGGTTTCATGTTGAATCGTACCAAGTGCATAAGCTAAAGTCTGTGGAGAATAAATCCCCTGTTCCTTCAGGGCTGCAGTAAGATATTTAACAGTTTCATCAGGCACCCCATTTACAGCTGAAGGATTAGAACCCTTTCTTCTAAGCTCCGCAGCGTTTGCGGTTGGAACCACTTGGAAATTCTTTGCTGCATTTACGATATTGTCTATATTAAAACCATTAGGATTCGTAGCTTGTTTTCCCTGATTTTTATTGCCACCAAAAATACCATTAAAAATATTACCAACTACATCTTTTGCCTTACCAGCAATGTCTAGTGGATTAACTCCAGGAAGTCCTCCGATTCCAACTCCAGCTTTTCCAAGAGCATTGGCTGTGTCTGAAATAGCACCTGGAACTTTAAATGGAGCAGAAGCTTGTGGCTTCAAAGTATAAACTAATGTACTTCCCTGGATTGCAGGTTGATATTTATTAGCCTGTTTATCAAATTCAGTTTTTGCAACCGGAACATAAATTGGTGTCTGTCCTGGTTTAGATTGATTTACAAACCTAACTTGTTTTGCCTGACCGTCAGATCCTATGAAGTAAGGTTGATTTCCTTTTATCTTTGAAGGATCTCTAACCGTAATCGTTTGTCCGGTCAAAGGATCAAGCTGTGTTGGATAATTAACTTTCGCAAATACTCTACCATCTTTAATATAACTCGTATTAAAAGTGCCATTATATTTTTCATCACTTACATCAACTAAGGAAACGTCCCCACGCTTTAAGCCTTTGCCCGAAATATTATTAAGTGTCCCATCTTTATCAACACGAATTAGCTCATAACTATTTCCAATTTTTCCTATAGAATCTTGAATAAATTTATCCTGTTGTTTTGGATCCTGTATCTTACTAACTCCATCAACTAAGGTCTGATAAACTGTTGCAGCTCTGGTTGTTGTCAAATCATTTAATTCAGCATCTTTTTCATCAGCTATTTGATCTTCTCCAAATTCCCTATAACCATTTGCCTCATCAGTTTTTAACTGAATCCTACTTCCACTTAAATTTGCCATTTCAAAAAGATATTTTGATTTATCAATATTCCCAGCCTTCAAATCGCTTTCAAGTTTTTTTTCTGCTAAATCAAGAGCTTTTACTTCAGCTGAGGTTTGTTTCTTGAAATTACCAAAAGCTACCTTAGCTTGTGCTTCATTAATTGATTGAATCTTATCGTTTATAGACGACTCCGTAACGCTTAGGGAATTATTCAAAGTCGCTAACTCCGAAACAATATTATTCCTTGCAATAGTTAAAGTAGTTTTCTGATCTCCGCTTGCTTGAGAGATAGCATTGTCATAAGTACTTAATAAATTTGTCTTATCCGCAATCTGCGATTGTGTTCTTTCATAAGACTTCTGAGAAGCATCTAGGGCTTTCAGAGCATTTGTTATCTGTGAACTTTGTCCAACACCTGAATAGGTTTGCACAACCGCACCTCCACTTGATGTAGAACCTCCGCCTCCTGGGACACCGGTTGTATTACCAACGGAAGCCCCAGGGTTTGCGGAAGAATAACCTGGTAAATCTTGACCAGTCAGAGTTTTCAGGTACGCATTACCACCTTCCGCAGAAGGTACGCCCAATCCACCAGGGAGCGTAGATGAAACCGACTGTCGTGTATTTGTTATAAGATCATTTATGCTTGCACGTTTTGCGGAGGCTAAATAATTATTTTTAGAAGTCTCAAGGGTATCAGCTTGTTGACTATCTCCGTCAATCCTCGCCTGATTTGCAAGAGTGTCGTATAACCTTGCTTTTTCATTTAAGTTCTCGGAAGTATCTTCTGGAAGCTTTGATATTCTTAGATTTTCAGAAATTCTAAAAGCAGAACGGGCTTCTTTTTGGGCTTTATCAGTTAAATCTTGAACTTTCTTTTGTTGAATAGAATAAGCTGCGGAATCCGCTGCACTCATATTATTTAATTTTGCTGTTTCATAATCCCTCATTTGAGCCGTAGTCAATTTCCCTGCAGAATAATCAGATGCGACTTTTGCATCTTGAGCTTTTACGGTAACATCATTAACTTTTTCTCTTAAAGTTACCTGCTGAAGAGGGGTTAAGGTAGTGCGAGCTAACCTATCATTTAATTTAGATAAATAATATTCTGAAGTAATGTCTCCTGAAGCATATTGATTATCAATTATTGCATCTTCTGCTGCTTGCTGTTTTCTTATAAGAGTATTTGAATAGGAAGAAAATCCGCCGGGACTTACCTTCGGTTTTGATATTCTGCTATATGCTGTTTTTTTAGTACTACTTCTAAGTGCCATATCATGTTTAAACTCCTGCTTTCGCATTCATGTTTTGAGACGTCTGAGCTACTGCACCTTCAGGCGTAGCTGTTTGACCAGTTGGTGTTCCTCCACTTGAGGGTACTCCACGCCTACTCGTATCTGAATTCAATATTGGAGGAGCTGAAGGTGTTGGTGTTTGTGTTTGAGTTGGTTGAGTTGCTGCAGCAGCCCCAGCGATTTGTGCCTGAGTTTCAGCCTGAGCTTCTTCCTGTGCACGAGCCGCACCAATCTGAGCATTAACAACTCCTGGAGCAAACTGTGCGAACTGTTGACGAATAACCATAAGCTCTGGATCCTTAGATTCTTTCTTGAGTTTTTTAATCTCCTCATCTGGATCAGGAAAACCAGCTTGTCCCAAATAAGTTGAAAGTGAAATTGCTCCTCTATCACGAAGAGTGGAAGCATCAACGACCTTATCGCTTCTTGAAAGTGGAAGAACATTATCCCATTCAAATTCTACTTCT